GAACTTAAGAAATGATATTTGACAGACAATACGTTGAGAGACGCAGCATGGTCGGGGCCGGTATTGTGGACCAGACCGACGAGTGGTACATGGCAAGAATCTTGGGCAATATACCTATTTATTGCCGCAAGGATGACAAGTCGGTCACCACTTGCCTAATCAATGAAGGCTTCTGGGAGGCGTGGATTACTGCGTGGGTGCTAAACAATGTGGGTGAGGAAACATTCTTCATTGACATCGGTGCAAACACCGGGTACTATTCAATCATCGCTTCCAGACAGGGTGCTCGCGTCATGGCGTTTGAGCCAAACCCAAAGTACCACAACATGATTAGGGCAAGCCGAGACATCGGCTGGGACCAGTCCAGAGGTGACTGGCTAGCGCCGAACCACTTCAACGTATATCCTTATGCGCTTTCCAGTCAGGTTGGCGAGGTCAAGTTGACCATTCCAAACGACCTACAGGGCAGTGCTACTATCAGGATGAATGCTATTGATGATACCATTTATCCGTCAAGTGTCATCACCGTACCGGCGACCACGCTGGACAGGTGCTTGGCAGGCATTCCGAAGCAGAACACCGTAATCAAGATGGACGCCGAGGGTGCAGAAGAGTTTATCTGGGACGGTATGAGTGAGACCTTGGTTAGACAAAAGCCAACGGTATTGCTTGAATACACCCCGGGCGCGTACACCGAGAGGTTCTTGGACAAGTTGGAAAACTATTCTGACCTCGCATGGATTAATCATGCTGGCAACGAAGAGCCGGTAAGTAGAGAGTGGATTTTAGCCCAGAGTGATTGGGTAATGCTAGTGCTAAGGAATCGTACATGACAGTAATTGGGTTGAGCGGATTTGCTCGCTCAGGCAAGGACGAGGCCGCAAAGGTCTTGGTTAATGAGTTCGGCTTTGTTCAAGTAGCGTTTGCCGACAAGTTGCGTGACATGCTATATGCACTGAATCCGCTAGTCTATATCTGGACTGTTGGTAGTCCCAAGGGACCAGTCTACGTCCAAGATGTTATTGATGAGTATGGCTGGGACGGTTATAAAGAAACTGAACACGGTCCAGAGATTCGCAGGCTCCTACAGCGCCTTGGCACCGAGGCCGGTAGGCAGACATTGTGGGATTCAATCTGGATTGACGCGGCCTTGACAGGCTACGGACCAGATGATAGAGTGGTCGTATCTGATGCCAGATTCTTCAACGAGTTTGATGCTATTCGTGAACGCGGTGGTGAGATTTGGCGAATCAATAGACTAGGCATTGGCCCTGCCAATGACCATGCTTCTGAAATGGAAGCAGTAAACTATCCTCACTTTGACCACGTAATAGAAAACGAAGGCTCGTTAGAGGATTTCAAGAATAAGATTAGACTTTTCGGAGGTATTTATGAGAGTCGGGTTTGACAGCGACGGCGTATTGGACAACTTTGGCGAAGGTGTGCGCGAGACCCTAGAGGTTTTGAACTTGGGACACCTTTGGAAGTCAGGCCCCACCAAGAAGTCCTTTTGGAATTGGTATGAGGATTGGGGCTGGACCTATGAGCAGTTCAAGCAGGTTGTTGATTACGGTGTAGACGCCGGTATCATTTTCTCTGGTCACTGGAGAGGTGGTGCTGTTGAGGCCGTAAACCGTGTCAAGGCAATGGGCCACGAGGTCATCATTCTGACCGACCGTGCCTTTGGCTCTGACCCGTTGAATTCTCAGCGCAACACCATTAAGGCGTTCAATGACTCAGGCATGGAAATTGATGAGATTCATTTTACCGCTGACAAGACCTCTGTGCCTGTTGACACAATGGTTGAGGACAAGTTGAGCAATTACGATGCGCTTGTCGATGCCGGGGTACCAACATGGCTAATTGAGCGTGCTTGGAATGAGGTAGAAGGCGGCGATGCACGTCGTAGAATCTGCTGTGTTACTTGCTATGCAGACGCCATTGAGGGCGTCACGGCCCAAGGGTACGCAGATTTACAGATTGTGTGATATAATTGGATTATGCCAACATACGTTTATGAATGCCTAACTCCTAGGTGTAAAGAGGAAAATTTTCCACACGAGAGAAATGTTCCTATCAATCAAAGGGATGAGCAGGTTTGTGGCTTCTGCCTCAATCCATTACATCGAAAGATTGCTTTCACAGGATTGACTTGGGCACCAACCGCCGGTGGTATGCGATGAGCATAGTCTCAACCGAATCCGCCCGCTTCGATGCAATGGAGCGAGTAGCCGACCTCACATTTAAGGGATGGTCGGCTACTGACATTTCCAAGGAAACCGGAATTGCCCGCAAGGAAGTTGTAACGCTTCAAGAAGATTACCGCGCCGCTTTGTCAGAAGACCAGCAAGCGCGCGATATGGCCCGCGACCATCTAAACATGATGGTTAAGCACTACGACGGTCTTATCAAGAGATTCTATGACCTTGTCGATGAGATTGACCAACTGCCGTGGAATGCCGCAGCGGCGGCACAGAAGAACAGCGCTTTGAAGGCTATCGCAGAACTCGACGCCAAAAGAGTAGACGCTCTGGCAAAGGCAGGGCTGCTTGACTCCGCCGAATTGGGTGACGAGTTGGCTGATATGGAAGAGAAGCAAGCCATTCTTATTGATATTCTTCGCAATGACCTTTGCCCAGATTGCCAAGCACACATCGCTCACAAGTTGACAAAGGTTACTGGTCAGGTCGAAGTCGTTGCCGATTACGATGTTGAGGTCGTAGACAATGGCTGATTTTACAGACTTCATTTCGGCGGTATCAGGAGCGGAATGGGACGAAGTCCCGGTAGAGATTGAAGAATTCGTAACCAGTGAAGACTTCCTTAACCTACCCCCACTGAGCACCTATCAATACCAAATCGTTAGAGCCGCAAGTCAGATTTATCGCAAAGAGACACTGATTGCTCTTTATGGAAAGAAGAAAGGGCTAGAACGCTGGGATGAAACCTGCACTGAAATCGTGCTACAACTTGGCAAGGGAAGTGGAAAGGACTTTACTTCTACTGTTGCTGTATGTTACGTTGTGTATTTGTTGCTATGTCTTAAGGACCCAGCACACTATTACGGCAAGCCACGCGGAGACGCTATCGATATTATTAACATCGCTATTAACGCTGACCAAGCACGAAATGTCTTCTTCAAGGGACTGCGTGAAAAGATTCTGGGTTGCCCTTGGTTCATCGGAAAGTTCGAAATCAAGAACAACTCCATCGAGTTCGAAAAGAACGTAACCGTCTACTCTGGACACTCTCAAAGAGAGGCGTTCGAGGGACTTAATTTGCTTATCGCCATTCTCGATGAGATTTCCGGTTTCGCACTAGAGTCCAACACCGGAAACGAGTTGGCGGATACCGCTGATGCAACCTATCAGATGTATAGAAACTCTGTGGACTCTCGATTTTCTCTTGGCAAGGTAATGCTGTTGTCCTTCCCTCGTTTCAGAGGTGACTATATCCAGCAGCGTTACGGACCAGAATTCAATGACCCTGACAAGGGCATGATTGGCGCGGTAGCGGAGAAGGAAACCATTATCCGCCAACACACCTTCAAGATTATTGAAGACCTGCCCGACGGTGACCCAGACAACGAGTTTACAATTGAATGGGAAGAAGACCACATCACGAGGTATTCATTCCCCGGCCTGTTCGCACTAAGGCGACCAACGTGGGAAGTAAACCCTACGAAGTCGATTGACGATTTCAAGCGTAACTTCATGACCAACAAGGCTGACGCCCTTGGCCGTTATGCATGTATCCCGTCTGACTCCACAGACGATACCTTCTTCAAGGACAAGCAAGCCATTGAAGATTCGTTCAACTCTCAAAACATGGTGGACAACGATGGAACCTTCCACGTCAATTTCTTGCCGAAGGAAGGACGAGAATACTACATTCACGTTGACTTGTCAAAGGTCCACGACCGCTGTGCTGTGGCAATGGCTCACGTAGAAAAGTGGGTCACCTCGCCGGGTGACAAGATGAACGAGCAATACCCGTTTGTTGTCGTTGACGCGGTACGATGGTGGAAGCCGTCCAAGGACAAGCCAATGGACTATAAGGATGTCACCGATTACATCATGAGACTAAAGCGTCGTGGATTCGACATCAAGATTATCTCATTCGACCGCTGGCAGTCTCTTGACACAATGAACTTCCTAGAGGCTCGCGGTATGACAACAGAATTGCTATCGGTCGCCAATAAGCACTATGACGATTTCTTGTCAACGATGTACGACGAGCGACTATCCGGCCCAAAGATTCCAGAACTGATTACAGAACTTCGTGAACTACGCTACATCAAGGATAAGGTTGACCACCCTCGCAGCGGGTACAAAGACCTGAGCGACGCGGTATGTGGAGCAATCTTTAACGCTGTTCAATACACTCGCAAGCCAGAGAACCGTGAGGTCGAGATTGTTACCTACAAGTCTTTGGCACGTAAGCAACGCGAGCAAGAGGTTGAAAAGTCACAAGAGGACGGCGTTATCAGAGCACCGAAGCATCGCAAGCCTATGCCGCCCGAGTTGGAGCGCGAGTTGCATGAGATTAGTCTAAGTCAAATCGAACTGTTGTGACATTGACTGACCGAGCGATGCGTGGTATGATGGATGGAACGGAAAGGAGAAGTTCAATGACGACTACACATGTTAAGTTGAGCAGACAAGAAATGCTTGATGCGTTGCGCGAGCGCGACGGTATTAAGTGTCAGTTCCCTGACTGTGGTGGTGACATGGACTTCTCAATTGAGAGCGGTCCCTTAGAAGTAACCATTGACCACTGGATGCCACAGCACTACGGAAAGTCAAACGACTGGACGTATGAACAAATCTGGGACCTGAGCAACTTGAAGTTAATGCACAAGAAGTGCAACGCCAAGAAGGGTGACCGCGTTCCTAACGATGACGGCACTTTGCCTGAAAAGGTTGTTAGGAAGTTCCGCTACCGTCGTGACAAGAGGGCCGGTAGGGCGGAATTGTGTCTTGAATGTGACAACGGACACAACCTATTTGCTGGTGAGATTTGTGCCTCTTGTGGGTGCGATGCTCAGCGGTTCCCTCGAAGCGCCAAGGTACGTTTCGATGAGTGTGACCACGAAATCTTGTGGTGCTGGGTATGTTCTATTACCCCAGAAATGCGACCTTCATCTATAGGCACCGCTATGCGGCAGTCCGACTCTGATGAGTTGGGCGAATGGTCTATCGAAGATGACTAAATGGATATGGGTGTCTTTGCCATATGCCACTTACGGAATTGAAGTTGAGAACAGAAAAGTAATCTCAGCGCCTCCGATTGCTAAGTGGATGATTGGTAAAGACACCCATACCATTAGAGAGTGGATTTACAAAAAGGGCGGTATCACAAAGGTGCTGCCAGAGGAGAAAAGTGACTGATTCAAATTATACCCACATCCTAGCGATTGTGGACCGTTCCGGCTCTATGGGCGCGGGCAACGTTTATCTAGAAATGCAGAACGCGCTGAATACTTTCTTTGAAGAGCAGGCAGCGGTAGATGGAAAGTGTCTGGTTGATTATTACCAATTCGACACCTCATACAACAAGGTATACGAAGACACCCCTGTTGCTGATGCAAAGGCCGTTATTGAGCCGCGCGGCATGACCGCACTGCTTGATGCACTTGGTCGAGGCACCGTTGACTTGGGCAAGAAGTTGGCTGCTAAGTCAGAAGACGACCGCCCGGGTAAGGTTTTGGTTGTTGTCGTGACCGACGGTATGGAGAACTCGTCTCGTGAGTACACCGCTGATGCAGTTAAGGCTCTAGTTGAAAAGCAGCAAGACGAGTACAATTGGGACTATGTATTCCTTGGTGCCAACATGGACGCGGTTGCTGTCGGAGGTCTTTACGGCTTCAAGCAGGACAAGTCTTTGACATTCAACATCTACGATGGTGAGTCTGTTGTTGCAACCGCATCTGCACTAAGCGGCTACACCACGGCTTATCGTGGA